TTTTAGTCACTAAACACGCTCCCAACCTAGCAATATGCACAATACACGTTATCAAAATTTGTGCAAATTGTATATTGACATTCCAGTAACCCTATGTTATAATATAATTAAGGATAGGGAAAGTAGGTGTAACCCGTAAACCAAGTCCGAAACAACTATATGTGAGTGCAATAGTTTAGTCAACTAAAGACTAAACAGCCTGCTACCCTATCCCCAAATTCACCAAACCAAACCATCACAAAATCTATAAGAAAGGAGAATATTAATGCAAGACATTGTAAACATGATAAGTAATGTCGGTTTTCCAATAGCCATGTGTCTTATTATCATGTACTATTGGAACAATCAGTATTCAAAGACAATCGACGAACTCAAGTCAACGATTAGTCGACTAACAGAAGTAGTTGCTGAGAATACCAAAGCAATCACATTACTTCAGGAAAAGATAGGAGATGACAAAGCAAACGATGAAACCTAACAAACATTCAGAAACCTTTTCTCCGTTCTCAAAAGCATTTGACTTCTCCTATTGTAGTGACAAAGAAACAGTATTTAAGAACTATTGCAAATATACCTTCACACGTACCCAGTCAATGTTCGTATATACTGGACTTCCAGATACGATTCCTGTTCAGTATTTGGAAAAATATCTTCAACAGAATGGTTCTTGTTGTATCGCTGAGGTGAATGGAAACCTATACGCACTCATTGGTTCAGCTGGCGGTGAGTATGATGAATACTATCAGCCAACAGAATACACAGTTTCCAACCCTTACTTGAACCTTTCTAAAACATTTAAAATCGGTGAAGATTGTATATACTGTCGTAATGACTACGAAGCAAACGGATTAATTCCATTGATTTCTCGCTATTGCGGTTTAATGACTGAAAATCTTCTCACAGTTCGTTTAGCCGATATCAATATGCGAATGATGAATCTACTTTCAGCACCAGATGACAATACATTACAGTCGGCTATCAAATACTTACAAGACCTTGAAAAAGGTAAACTTGGAGTAGTAGGAGAGTCACCATTTTTTGAGGGACTTAAACTGCAATCAAATCACGTTGGCTCTGGCGATTATATGATTCAGTTTATTGAACTTCAACAGTATCTTAAAGGTTCATTATACAATGAACTTGGTATAAACGCAAACTTCAACATGAAACGTGAAGCACTTTCTGGTGAAGAAGTAGCCCTGAACGACGATGCCTTAATGCCACTAATTGACGATATGCTCAAACAACGTCGTACAATGTGTGACGAACTGAATAAAATGTTCGGACTCAACGTATCCGTAGACTACGGTTCAGCTTGGCATTCAAACGTTATGGAAAAACAGCTTGTTGGTCAGTCAGAACTTGAAGGTTCTACAACAGAATCAGTAGAGTTTGCCGGTGATGAATCATCCTTACCAGATGACCACGATGCAAATATTTCTAACGAAGAAACTAGAGAAGATGTTAGTCAACTAAATGCAGAAAAGGAGACGAATCCAGATGACAACAATAATAGTTCTCCTAATTCTAGCAACTCCGATGGTGAACCAACAGATTCTCCTAATGAAAACGATAACAACTCTTCTGAATCAGATAACGACAATAATCCAGACGAACAATCTGACCCTGTCCCTGACACCGATGCAAAACCAGCCCCAGAAGATGATAGTACCAATGACCCGGAAACAAGGGACAAAGGGCTAGAGGCTGGGGACGAGGACACTGGTTCTGGTTCTGAGGACAGTGAGTCTGAGGATAGCGAGTCTGAGGATAGCGAGTCTGAGGATAGCGAGTCTGAGGATGAAGAGAAAAAATAAAAAGGGAGATTGTTAATGTATGTTGCTTAGTGAATATATGGCATATGCAAAAGTGTTTCCCTTTATTGAGCCACTTGTTAGTCAACTAAACGGCAGGGGTGAAATGCTGGACAGGGTTATGAAAACCGAGCATGGGTGTAAAAGCTGTGGGGTTGCTATTACAAATGCCGTGGTTGACGGACAGGTGAGCGAGGACAAACAAAGGGAAATTGCCGAGTATGTTTATTATGCTAATAAACAACGGTGGGATAATATATTTTCCTTTATTGACAGTAAGGTTAATTCTCTTATTGATTACAGTGAAACCAAGAATGTCAAGTATGGTAAGGTTGTAGATGAACAGGCTGGCGGTAAAGACAGTTTTGGTCAAACAGACAAGATTGCTGGTTTTGATTCTACAGATTTTGTTGATAGTGCAAATAGTCAACATGATACCACATATGGCAAAACAGGAAAGAGTACAAACAGCGGAGAAGATATTGAAACTGTTGAGAAGAGGAACAAACAGGCAGAACGTTTAGTCGACTATACAATGAAATTTTGGGACACTTATGGGGTGGTTAAAATGTTGATTAACGATTGTCTGAAATGTATTACATTACCTATGTATGAATTATAAGAAAAGGAGATTATAATTATGAAAGTTGAACAGATTTACGCATTGGCAAACGATATTACAAAAGAAGTTCTCGGTAAAACAGGTGTTGTGGCAGAGGACTTATCCAACGTAGTTGATATGGGTCAGGAGATTATTAATACCAATAATCTTGACAACTATGTTAAATCTTTGATTGACCACATCGGTAAGGTTGTTTTTGTAAACAGACCGTACAGTGGTTCTGCACCTAGCGTTCTGATGGACGGATGGGAATATGGAAGTATTCTTGAGAAAGTTACTATGGACGCCTATCCAGAAGCTACTGAAAATGATACTTGGAAACTCGTTTCCGGTCAGAGTTATGACCCGAATGTATTTACAGCACCAACTGTATCTGCTAAGTTCTTTAATAAGAGAACTACATTTGAGATTCCTATGTCTTTCGCTGAGAAGCAGGTTAAGAGTGCATTTGATTCTGCACAGCAGTTAAACAGCTTCTTTAGCATGATTGAAACTGCTATCGGAAACAGTATGACAATTAAGACTGACAGCTTGATTATGAGTACCATTAATAACATGACTGCTGAAACTCTGCATCATGCAGCGGCTGATGGCAAGTATGGTAATGTTAGTACAAATACTGCTGTTAATCTTTTGAAACTGTACAATGCAAGATTTAAAACTACTCTTAAAGCAGCTGAAGCTGTTACTGATAAAGAGTTTATCAGATGGGCTTCTTTCCAGATTGGATTGTATGCTGACAGACTGAAAAAGCTTAGTACACTGTTTAATGTTGGTGGAAAAGAAAGATTTACAGCACCAGATAAATTACATCTTGTAATGCTGTCTGAGTTTGCTAAATCTGCCGAAGCTTATTTATATGGTGATACTTACAATGAGCAGTATAATAAGCTTCCTAAGGCTGAGTTAGTACCTTATTGGCAGGGGTCTGGTACAAATTATGATTTTAGTGCTACATCTAAGATTCATGTTACTAATGCTGGACATACAGTTGAAGCATCTGGTATTCTTGCTGTTATGTTTGACAGAGATGCCCTTGGTGTTACAAATCAGGACAGAAGAGTAACAAGCAATTACAATCCTAGAGGTGAGTTCTTCAACAACTGGTATAAGTTTGACTGCGGTTACTTCAATGACCTTAATGAAAACTTCATTGTATTCTATGTAGCTGATGCTGTAGCGTAAGTAGAAGCAGGGTGTTAGTCTACTAAAGGCTAACACCCTTTTGAAATAGAGGTGATAATATGCAGATTGTTTTTTACAAGTGTAGTAGCGAGAAGAACTGTTTGAATAAAGTTCTTGAGAGTGAAATAACGTTAGACGGTGCTATCAGAGGTGAGAGTAATGTTATTAGTCCTCAGATTATGGTTCAGATGAATCCTATTGAATATGATTATGTTTATATTCCAGAATGGAGACGATATTATTTTATCACCGATATTGTTTGTTATAGAGCCAATGCTTTTGTTGTTAAGCTGAGTATTGATGTTTTGATGAGTTATAAAACAGAAATCTTGCAAATGACAGGTGTTGTTAGTCGACTAACAAGTGGTAGTTCATATGCTAGTAGAGATTTACTTGTAAGCTGTAAAGAAGAGTGTAGAGAGTTTGACTTTGGTGTAACTCCGTTTAAAAGAGATGGAACTTATGTATTAATTGCACAAGGTGGTGATGTTAATGGCTAATCCAGATTTTACTATTGATAGAGTTAGAACAAAAAATAAAAATGATAAATATTCAAGAAGTAATTGGGAAGATGTTGATTATCAAATTGAATGCAGTGAGTATAAGGCTGGTCAAATTCCTAAGAATTATGGTGCTATACAATTAACATCTGACCCTAAGGTTATGAAAGTGCATATTACTCCAAGAGAAGGTTATAAACTTGACCCTAGTAAGGCTAGTAATTTTCATCTTGCTACAAATGTTAGTTGGTATGAATTTAGTAATCCAAATGTTGTTGAAAGTTTTAGTGAAGATGAGTTAATTATTAACTTTAAAGGTGCTCATAGTGTTTATTACAATCAGGTTCTCTTTAGTTTCAGTTTTTATATGCCTGATTTAGCTGTTTCAGCTACTCCTAGTAGTTTGAACTTGAATTGGGATTGTGATGTTGTAGATTGGCAGAGTCAGGTTGATATTACACCTGCTAGTCCTGTTAATGTTGTAGAAGGAACTCCTGTTGATATTGTTGTTACTCCTAAAAGTGGTTATCATTTTGCTGATGGTGATAGTGTTACTTGGAGTTATGGTATTGACAGTGGTGAATTTGTAAAACAGGCAGATGGTAGTTATAAATTCACTGTTAATTATTCTGATTGGAGTGATGGTGATAGTATTAGTATAAATTATACTATTACTGCTGATACTCCTGTTATACAAACAGCTGAGTTAAACTATGTTTGTGAACATGAAAATTGGGAAAGCGAGGTTAGTATTAGTCCAGCTAGTCCTGTTACTGTTGAAGATGGTAAGACAGTTAGATTAAAAGTTGTTGCTAAGGAAGGCTATTATTTTGGGACTGAAGATACAGTTTTTGCTTGGGTTAGTGGAATTGATAAAGTTGATTTCAATTTGGATTCTGACGGTTCTTATTATTACGACGTTAATTATGCAGATGTTGACAGTTATACATGGAGAATTGACTACACAATTACAAAAGGTGGTACTCCTGAGCCTAGTGGGAGTTATCCTAACTTTTATACGGTTTATGCTCCTACTGCGGATAATATGAAAGTTGTAAATAATACAATTTTCTTTGGAGATTCTGGTGTTGAAAATGCTGTGAATAAGTTTATCAGCTTTAAAAAGTTCTTCTGCGACATTCCTACTGATGGTAGTAAGCAGTTGACAGCTGGAAATGTTAAGTTTAATACCGTAGCACCAACTATTAAGGCTAATATTATTACTATTGAATGTGGTAAAGTTGTTGTTAATGAGAAGTATGGTAGTTTAGTCGACTATAATCCGTATACTAACTATGTTTTGTATTTACCTTTCATTGGATTTGTTGATGTTAGCAGTAGATATATTACACAGTTTGGATTGAGTGTAAGTTATGAGGTTGACGTTGTAAGCGGAAGATGTTTAGCAAAAGTGTGGTATTACAAAGATATTGATAATAAAGTTTGCTTTGCTGAATATGGTGGAACTATTGCATCTGATGAACCTATTACACAAGGTCAGGTTAATTACCGTGGAACTTACGAACTGATGACTACAATGCAATTAGGTGATTTGAAGTGTATGTTGTATGCTTACACAAAGATTCCGTTAGAAGGTAATTTAGCAGAATATAAAGGATTACCTAGTAATGAAGTAAAGACTGTGGGTGATTGTCATGGATTTGTTAGCTTTGATTCTATTCATGTTACTGGTGTTAATGCTACTAACAATGAGAAAACTTTAATTGAAAATGCATTGTTAGAAGGTGTTTTAGTTGACTAAAGGGAGGTATTTATTATGAGTAAAGCAAATGAAGCTACAAGTTTAATGGAAAAATGGGCTGCTGATGACAAACATAATGGTTATGACCAGATTTTCAGATGGGGTGAAAAAGGTGACTATGACTGTTCTAGTGGTGTTATTACAGCTTGGCAGAAAGTTGGTGTTGGAGTAAAATCCGCTGGTGCTACTTATACTCGTGATATGAAATCTGTGTTTTTACGTTGTGGTTTTGAAGATGTTACTAAAAAAGTAGATGTTGTTAATGGTAAAGGTCTTGTACGTGGAGATGTTTTACTTAATGAACGTCATCATGTTGCTATGTATTGTGGTGGTGGAAAAGAGGTTGAGTTCAGTATCAATGAAAAAGGTACTACTACTGGTGGTAAACCTGGTGACCAAACTGGCAGAGAATGCTTAGTTAGAAATTACAGAAATTATCCGTGGGATTGTGTTCTTAGATATAAAGAACCTAAACCGAAGCCTGATGGAAAGAATATTGTTGACTATCCTGCTAGAATATTGAAAAACACTATGTGTTATTTGAATGTTAATGGAACGAGTAGCAAAATGTTTCCTATGCTTAAAGAAGGAAGTCTTGTAGATGTAATGAAATATACAGAGGAAGATGCAAAAGGTCATATTTGGCATCTTGTAAGAATAGCGTATCCATCTGGAGATTTTGTATTTGAGTTTGTGAAGAGTGGAACATTTAAGAGATTGTAATAAAAGATAAAGTAATAAAAGAGGTGTTAGTCTTTAGTTGACTAACACCTTTTTTATTGATATGTTATACTATTTGGTCATGTGCACACTGTACTAAATAGTTTCTAACAATTTCACCTACTTCGTTGTCTTGGTAGAATACTCGGTTTTCTGCGAAGAATTTTCCAATTTTTTTGTTAATTGGTAATGCTGAATGTCTCATATTACGAATATGATTTGGCCTGTTATCGTATTTCAATTCGTAAATTATGTCCTTAGATTCATCTTGTATTGGTGTTGTTTTTCTGTGAATGTATGTGAACAGTGTGTTGTTTACGTGAACTATCTCACATTGAAGAAGTTCGTCATTGAATCTCATAAAGTAGGTAAATATAATGTTTTTAGGAGCATATTTACAAGGTAAATGCGGATACATTGCCAATTCCCATGTACCACCTGTAATCATTGTAAGTTTAGGGTTATCAAATGCGAAGTATATATCAGATGGTTTACCGTTTTTAGAAATTGAATCTGCATACTCAACAGCTACTTTCAGTTTTGATTCTCCATATTTGTAAACTTCTATTGCACCTTTATTCATTTCTTTGATGTGAGTTAATCCCATTTCTGTGAAGTATGGACAATATTGGTTTACTGTATTTCCAGCCATGAATATTTTAACATCTGAACGTTGACGGACTATTGTTGAGATTACGTTCATAAATGTTACAAATTCATCTGGTAGGTAATACTGTCGAGTAAGAAACTCATCAAAGAATATTGTTTTTACTTTAGGGTAAGACGTTATCATGTTCAACATCTGATAATGCGAAACCAAAACAGAATGGCTCTGGTGCTGGAATTGGTCTACCTGTCTTTGCATCAATGTTAGCTAAATACCATTTACCTGAGTATGAGTAAATTGTTTCATATTTTTTGTTTGTTAGTTGACTAACAAGTTTATCTGATATGATTGCATCAAACATCTGTTGACCACGTTTACCTCTAAAGTCCTCTTTCCATCTACGAACTAATGCTCCTTGGTGACCGTGTTTACAGTAATTCTCAAGGATATATTTGAGAATTGCATATGTTTTACCGTTTGAACGCTCTCCGAATATAATGTTATATTGTGCTTCTTTCTGAAGTATTGGGGTCAAGCTGTAAAACTTGACCTCATCTTTTTTATTTTCACCCATAATATCATTTCTCCTTTTGCTGTATTCCTGAAATATAATCCCAAAATGCGTCTAACATTGAAATCTTGAATGGTGCCGGTTCCATGTGAATTGATGATTTTTCATAATACTCAAATGATTCACCTAGGTAATCTGTTACTTTTCCTTTCCATTCTTGGTCAATGTATGTATGAGTAAGTTTACCTGTACTTCCTTTTGGAATATCAAGTGAACGTGTGAAGTGCTCAAAAGAACCATCAATTCCGTAGGTTTTGAGCATATAGTCTTTAATAGCTTGCTTGTTTACACCTGCTACTGTAAATTCTATGTCATTACCTTTTTGTACTAAGTAACGTTTTGCCCCTAATGTTTTGAAATTATCATATGTTCCCTCGAAATCCCATACACCAATAAGTTTTTTAACACCTTTTATTGTTTCTGGTTCAAAATCTTCCATCGGGATTCCATGATATTCTGAAGCTAGTTGTAACTTCTCTCTTACGTGTAAATTGTAATTTAGAATGAAATCTTTGTGTGCGTCCATGTTTTTGGCTTTTATTGAATCTGTGTCAGAATAGATATAATCATCACCGAAAGCTAATATACCTCTGAATAAATTATGTCTTGCATGAGCTGTTACCCACACTCCCCACGGATAATAGAGGAATCTTGCTGGGTTCTTATTATATCGTTTTAGTTGACTAAATGGACTTTCATCTCCTACTTGCCACTCATCTGCCATTAATTCCTGATGGTATTCTAGGTCATCACGTACAATATCTGTTACTGACATTCCGTATGCTGAGTTTAACATACCTTTGGATAATAGATATTCAGTTTCTTTACCAACTACACCTTTTAATTTTGTTTTATCTTTGTATAATTTTACAAGAGACTTAACAAAAGGTGTTGGTAAATATCCTTTATAGAATACTAAGAATTTTCCAATCTTTATCCCATCCCACTTGTAGAAGTTCTGAATAATATCGAAGTCTAATTCGGTTATTGTTGTTTCAAGAATACCTGCATTTATTACACGACCATTGTTTAAATGATAATCTTTTAAGTATGTACAACGTGATGATGATATTGGATTTTCATTTGTCGTTGTAGGTCTAAGGTTAATAAACTGGATTTCAAATAAACAACAATATGATTTAAGATAAAACATTAAATCTTTCATATCATGTACTTCTACTTCTCTCGGACTTGACATTGGGAAATATTCTGCCATCATAACATATGGATAAGAAGATGTGAAGTCTATTGAACCAACATTTGGTATTTTCTTATTTACATAATTTACATTTGCATGAGTAAACCCACCTTGAAATCCTGCTTTACACATTTTATATTGGTCATAAGTTAAAGTCAATGATTGCATTATATCTCTATATTTTAATCCTTTTAGTTGACTAACTTTATCTGAATCTCGTAAATGTAAGCATTCATTCTGACAATAACGACGTACATATCCTGTCTTTGTATATGGTATATGTGCTATATCGTTATTACGTTCAATTTCCTCTTGAATATAACATACAACAACTTTCGTATCCTGTGTACAATATGTTAATTCTGTCTTATTTAATGGTGTATTTGAATGTCTTATTAAACTATAATCTAGGTCACCTACCATCTTTTTAGTTTTATAAGTTGTAAGTTCATCTGCCAATTTTGCTAATGAATAACCAGATAATCTGTATGAACATCTAAACTCAATACCTGTTTGTGTTACACAGTATAACGGCTGTCGTTTATCATCTGCAAAAATGTCGTACCAGTCAAACCATTTACGCATGAATTGAAACTCATATTCTAAATTGTGAATGTAAATTAAAAGTCTACGATTAAACTTATTTAATTCAAACGTATCTGAAATTAAACCTATTGTATCAATGAACTGTTTCCATGTACGTCCGATAAACGTAGTTCCATTAATGTTAAGTGTCCAGATGTACATTATAGCTTTTTTAGCCAATCCCTCATAGAATGAAGAAGTTTCAATGTCAAACGAACATGGTATGTTTAAATAGTGAACCTTATGAGCATATGCCCATGTAAAGTTTGGTTGATTTTTAATCTCATTTAGTCGACTAACAATGTTATCTTTGTTAATCTGACCTGTATTAGAGGAAGAAACCGCCACCAAAGAATCCTGAGTAAGGAACGATAACGTGCTCATGTGTGCCACCCCCAAATGATGAATTTTGCTCATTAATATCAATAATTTCGGAAATATACTCAAGAGCATCTTTTCCATCCATTACTGCTTCATATGTTGCATTAATTAATCTCTGAGAACCATACATATCAATAGATGCCTGTGCAAATGATGACCAATTTCTAAATGCTTCCATAACTTCGCTCATAACATCATCTGTATAAACACCTTTTTTCTCATGTGGCGGAATATGTTCTACCACACCTTTTACAAATTTTGAATCCCAGAGTTTAGCCGCTTTTAAATCAGATGTTTCTTCGTTTAAATATGTTTGAACTTCTGTTGCAACTTGTGTTAATTTTTCAGATGCTATGTCAACATCTTTTAATGTACCACCAGATTCAGCATCAGCTAATAACTCAGCTAATCTATCTTGATAGTTTCCATCGTATAATGAAACTGCTGGTACTTTCCGTAAATCTTCATATATTAACATTTGATATGATTCATCTGCTTTTCTTGCAAATGGCTTTACGTCATGTATTTTTTCTTTTAGTTGACTAATAGCCAATTTATATTCTTCAAGTTCAACTTCGTCTAATTCTTCTGATACTGCTGATGAAAAAACTGATTTTACAGCGTTGAATAAACTATCAAACATTCCACCAAATAGTGACATATAATCATCTCCTTTTAGTTGACTAAAGATTATTTTTACAACCACCAAAAGGGCGGTATATTTCTATACCACCCTAATGGCTATTGTTTAGAGAACTTCTACTGTTGTGAGTTCGTCTCCAGCTTTTGTCTGACCTTTGCCAAACTTAACTGCTAAACCACCCTGTCTGCGAAGTTCATCTGAAGCTGCTTTCACATCACCGTCACAAACATCAATGAAGTCTTTGAAAATTCTGTCAATAATTGTACCGCCGTTGCAAAATACTGTCGGGTCTTCTTCAATATTGAATACCGGATATTTACCTTTTGACTTTCTGCTAGTGATGTAATCGAAAGCAATAATTGTTACACCGTCTGGATACATTTCCATCAGTTCTTCTGTTGTGACTTTTTCTCTGTCCAACATAACTTCTGATAATGTTGTCTGTCTCTTTGCAAGGTCTTTAAAGTTCTGCATAATAAGCTCCTTTTCTGCTTTTACCGTCTGTGCTGACTAAAGTTAGTTTATTGGTTTTTTATTGTTAGTCGACTAAAGGTTTTTGAGCCTTTAGTCAACTAATAATCTTAAAATGTTACACCGAGGTCATCTTGGCATCTTTTAATGATGCTACAAATTCTCATAATCGAGTTTTCAAACTCTCTGTGAGTTATTAATTTGTTATCGTAAAGAGTTTCTGCTTCACACTCCCAGAAATCTTGTATTTCTGTTGCAAGAGTAATAGGACTTTCGTCGTGAAGAATTGCATTTGTAATTAGTCGATACATTGAAACAGTTAATCTGTCAATTTTATTATTGACTATTACGATTGAGCCTGTCAACGGCATAATTGCCAAACCTTTGTCAGCGAGTGGATTGTTTGTGTTTTCTGTTACTTTTACTTTCATCTTATTATCCTCACTTTCTTAGTTGTTAGTCAACTAAATAAGGCGGTGACAGTGAGATTACTTAGTAATCTCAGCTCTCAACTCCTGTAATGCTTTTACTACAGCTTCGATTTTAGCATCTGCCTGTTGTGTATGCTCTACATCTGCAAAGGCTTTTGCAAAATTCTCAAATGCTTCGATTGATGCATTAATGGCGGTGGTTGCATAGGACTTGCTGTCCTGTCCTTTTGGTAACTTGTCAGCGTTGTAATCTCCGAGTTTAGCGGCTTTTTCCAGTTCTGTTTTCTCTTCTACTTCTTTAGCTTTTGACGGAATAGCTCTGATTACGTTTACAGCATCTCTCATAGCTTTTGTGGACATTCTGTCATTGATTTTACCGTCTTTCAGTGCTTCAATGACTTTTGTTACATCTTCGCCGTCTTTTACCAGAGGAAGTAACTCAATCATCTGACCCATGGAAAGTTTTGGTAAGTTCGGTTTATAGTTGACTAAACCTTTTTCGTCCTCTGTAAGGAACGCTCTTGCTGAACGAAGATAGAGTGATACTGTAGCTGGCTTGTAATCAAATACGATTCTTCCATATTCTGCTACTGTTTTGAATCCACCTGCCTTATAAGATTCGTCTTTTTCCATGCTGTCGAACTCGTGTGCGATTGCAAGAATTGCAAGATTTCCAGCATCTCTAAACTTCTGAATCTGTTTGGTATGCTTAATAAGGTCGTTGTTGTAGAATGTCAGCTCTTTCTGTTTTCCGTTCATGGCTATTACTTCCATGGAAACAACTTCTGTATTAGCGGTTACGTTTGTTGTGTTTTCTTTATTGTTTGACATAATATTTTCCCTCATTCTTTCTTTTAGTTGACTATTGTTTGGTTGCTATTATGTCACCGCCTTGTTTAGTTGACTAACATTATTCATTTTTCAAGGTTCTGTATTTCTTTTTTGTACCTTTATTATATCATGCTTTCAACCAGTTGTCAAGTACTTTTTTTGTAAGATTTGAGAAGTTTTCTATCTGACTATCGCTATCTCTCATTTCTTGCTTTTATTATACCACATTTTTAGTAGCTTGTCAAGTACTTTTTTAGTTGACTAGCAATTTTATAATTTTCAAGGTAGTCACTAGAGGATTTATTTTCTTTCCCTCTTGACAATTATATAATACCATATAGGGGTCAATTTGTCAACTAAATTTGAAAGAAATATTGCACAAATTTGATAGTGCTAAATTGTGCAATTTGCACAATGGTAAGTTAGTCACTAAAAACAGAACATCTGTTTGTTTTTTAATGGCTATACTTTTATTTATGTATATATTATATCATATTGTAAATAGTTTGTCAACTAAATGAGGGCATTTTTAGTCGTTCTTTTGTGCATTTTGTATATGGTAATATTGCACAAAAATAGTACGTATATTCGAGTAGTTTTTGTGCATATTGTCGTTGTGCAATTTGTATAGTTTAGTCGGCTAAATGAGTGATTTTTTGTACAATTTGACGGTACTGAATGGGCTGAACTGTTTGTGCAATGTGCACAAATTGAGTCGTTTAGTCGGGGTAATAT